GTGCGCCGCGGACAGCACAACCGCATCGGCGGCGGCGCCTACCTGCACCGGGTCTACGCCGCCGCACCGCCGGTTGCGCAGGCCACCTACTACGCCGGCATCGTTCGCCGCTGGTACCAGAAACGACTGCTCGTCACCATCGGAACCCGCCTGACGCAGATGGGCGACGACCCCACCGTCGACCTCGACGACATCCCCGACCTGTACGCCGCCGCCATGAAGGAACTCGACACAGGGCTGACCGAAACCCCCAGCGTCGCCATCCCGAGCGCCGCCGAACAGTTCGAAACCACTGTCGACGGCATCGAACACCCCACCACGGCGCTCAAGGTCCCCACCGGCATCCACGACCTGGACGCGCTATGCGGCGGATGGGGCGCAGGGCAGTTCATCATCATCGCCGCACGTCCGGCCATCGGGAAGTCGACCCTCGCACTCGGCGCAGCCCGCGAAGCCTCCATGCGGCACGGCGTGACCACACTGCTGGCCAGCCTGGAAATGTCCTCCGACGAGAACATGCGGCGCATCATCTCCGCCGAAGCGAAGGTCGGGCTGCACCGGATCAACACCAACACCCTCGACGACAACGACTGGGCCCGGATCGCCGCACGGCAGGAACGCATCACCGGGGCGCCGCTGTTCATCGACGAAACACCCGCCATCACCTTTGGCCAGCTCCGCCACAACGCCCACGAGATCCGGCGCAGGCACGGACTCGGGCTGATCATCGTGGACTACTTGCAGATCATGGATACCGGCAAGGCCGAGAATCGGCAGGTCGAGGTGTCCGAACTCTCGAAGAGCATGAAGCGGCTCGCCAAGGAGTTCAAGGTCCCGGTCATCGCGTTGTCGCAGCTGAACCGCGGGCCCGAGGCGCGCACCGACAAGAAGCCGGTCATGTCTGACCTGCGTGAGTCGGGATCGCTGGAGCAGGACGCGGACATCGTGATCCTGATGCACCGCGAGGATGCCTACGACCGGGAGTCACCGCGGGCCGGCGAAGTGGACCTGATTGTCGCAAAGCACCGCGGCGGCCCTACGGCGACGATCACCTGCGCGTTCCAGGGCCACTACTCCCGTGTCGCCGACATGGCCAAGTCCGACGACGACTGGACTCCGCACGCCGCCATGCGCGACGCCGCCTGAACGCCAAGCGGCCGGGGCGCCGCAAACGCCCCGGCCATCCCCAACCCAACCACAACCCGAAAGGCACCCCATGAGCGGCGAGACCCTGATCACGATCTGCGGCAACGTCACTGACGACGTGGAACTGAAGTTCACCCCGTCCGGCGCGGCCGTCGCCAACTTCACCGTCGCATCCACACCTCGCACGTTCGATAAGAACTCGAACGCCTGGAAGGACGGCGAGGCGCTGTTCATGCGGTGCTCGCTGTGGCAGCAGCCTGCCGAGAATGCGGTGGAATCCCTGACCAAAGGCATGCGCGTCATCGTGACGGGCCGGCTGAAGCAGCGCTCCTACGAGAAGGACGGACAGAAGCGCACCGTCGTCGAGCTGGACGTGGAGGAGATCGGCCCGTCGCTGAAGTACGCGACGGCGAAGGTCACCAAGACCAGCCGGGGCGGCGGGCAGGGCGGTGGCAACGGTGGTGGCCGGCCGCAACAGGACGCGAACGGCGGCGGATGGGGCGGCCAGAGCGCAGGTGGCGACTGGGGTGGCGCCGCGAATACCGAACCCCCGTTCTAGACCCGAACCCCGAAGGAGAACCCCATGTCGTACTTCCCGTCCGTGATCGCCCGCCCCGACGGCACCGGCTTCACCGGCCGCCAAGTTCACTCCGCCGGCACGCCCGCCTACATCACCGCCCTGCTGGTGCAGCTCTACCGGCGCCCGTTCAACCGCGACGTGAACGCCATGCAGACGTTCCTCATCGACCGGCACCCCGGCGGCTGGTCCCAGCTTGGCAACGACCCCGCCGCGGATACCCGCTGGAGTGACGCCGAGCTATTCCGCGAAGGCTTCATCTGCTACTGCCACGGCGACCGGCACGAGGCGTTCGCCCCGTTCACGCAGGACAGCGACGCCACGTTCGTTGACTGGCTGTACGTCATCAGTGCCGACGGCATCGACGTGTCCCGTACCGACTGGGGCAACGACGAAGAGCTTGATGACGGGGCGGCGCCTACGTGGCAGTACCTCGGCCGTATCGGGTGGGACGACACCTCCCGGCAGCGCGCCGAACTTCTCGCCACGGTCCGTGCCGCCAGTTGCGGAGTCCAGGCGTGAACACCACCGGGCGCCGCCGCGCAGACCTCCTGAACGCCGTGTACGGCACCACCAACCGCAACGAACGAGGAGACCAATCATGAGCAACAACACCACCAGCAGCGGAGGCATCGGCTTCACCGGCCTGCTGACGATCCTGTTCATCGCCCTGAAGCTCACCCACGTGATCGCGTGGTCGTGGTGGTGGGTGCTGTCGCCGATCTGGATTTCGGTTGTGCTGACGCTCGTGATCCTGGGCCTGGTGTTCGGTGTCGCGTTCATCGCCACCGGCATCGAGGAGCGGAAGGCGGCGCGGCGATGACCGAGCCCACCGTCAGCTTCCGCGAGCTGCTTGCTACCAACCCCGGCACCGTTACCGACGACACCGAGATCCTTATTACCGCCGGTGAACTCCGCGCCCGACTCGACGAACTCGGCCGGCTCCGTGCCCAGGCCGACGAGGACGCGGCGCTGGTCGGCTGGTACCTGTACGCCGACACCCCGCACTCGATGCGGACCGCGGTGCTCTCCAACCACTTCGGAGCCCGAGCCCAGGCCGTGCTCGACGCGCGCATGGCTGCGCTCCCCGATGGTGAGCCCCGCGACCGTGCGGCACAGCTTGCCGTGCTCCGTGGCGTCACCAAAGGCGGCGCCGCCGTCCCCGCCGAGGTCTGGTACTTCACCGACGACGACGGGGGCTCCTCGTCCGAGGTGTACCTCGACGTGGAGTCCGCCAAGGATGCCGCGGTCGAGCTCTACGCTTCCGAGTACGACCCGGCCGACCCGGATGCCGAGTTCGTCTGGCGCAAGTCCACGCCCCGTGACCCGGACCGTAGCCCGTGGTGGCTCCTCGACCACGGCGGCGTGTTTACCGGCTGGTCCGTTGACAGCGTTCGGGTTGCCGCGCCGACCGTGAAGACGGGTGCGCGATGACCGACGTCCGCGCCCTGACGATCCGCCAGCCGTGGGCGGCGCTGATCGCCCACGGCGCCAAGCGCATCGAAAACCGCACCTGGGGTACCGCCTGGCGCGGCACCCTGCTGATCCACGCCGCCAAGTCGGCCGACCCGTACCCGGACGGCGTGGCGTGGGTTGACGGCGCCGACGTCCGGTCCGCAATCGTCGCCGTGGCGACCCTTGCCGACATCCACGTCTGCGACGGCGAGTGCAGCCCGTGGGCCGAGGCCGGACGCCATCACTGGGTGCTGTCCGATGTGCGCCCGGTGGCCGAGCCGGTGCCATGCAAGGGCGCGCTGGGGCTGTGGCGACCGCATCTCACGCAGGGCAAGCGGCGAGATCTGCGCATCAACTACCCCGAAGGAGACCTGAGGCGATGACCACAACCCCGACCACCGCCCAGATTCTCGCGAACCTCGCCGACCTGAACCGGCGCGCCGGGGTCTGGGAGCCGATGTCGGATGAGGACCGCGGCGACGCGGCCACGTTCGTGGAGCGTCTCACCGACTCGTTGCCCGACGTCGACCTGGTGACCGCAGGCCGGGTCCTGGTGCACGCCGCCGACGTCTACGGCATGTTCGCCACTCGCGACAACAAGCAGCCCATCAGCGATGAGGCGTTCGTCGCGGTGTGGATGCTCGGCGAGGCCGGGCGTCGGCTGTACTGCGGCGGCGAAAGTCCGGAGGGCTGAGCCGTGCGAAGCACGCCGCGCTTCGGCTGGGTCCTTACCGCCGTCAGCAAGACGCTAGCTGCCCTGGATCACGGGCTTGCCGCACTTGACCGGCGCACCCCGGGCCGCCGCACCGACAACCAAAACCGCAGCTAGGAGACCGCCATGACCATCGAAATCCGAACCAGCAACCGTGCGAACCCGCGCCCCAAGAAGCTCCTCGTCGAAGACGCGCCGCCGGCTGTCACCGACTGGCGGCACCTCGCAGCCTGCCGCGGCGAGGACCCCGACCTGTTCTTCCCGATCGGGACCGGCGGACCCGCGCTGCTTCAGGCCGAGGAAGCCAAGGACGTGTGCAACCAGCGCTGCCCGGTGCGAGACGCCTGCCTGCTGTGGGCCCTGAACCACGCCGAGTTCGGGGTCTACGGGGGCATGAGCGAAGACGAGCGCAGGGCGCTGAAGCAGCGCTCCGTCCGTGCCGGTCAGCGTGAGCGGGAGCGTGCCCGGAAGCAGGCTGCGGCATGAGCGGCCCGAAGCGCGGCGACCCGCTGACCGACCGCGAACTCCAAGTCGTTGAGGCGTTCGCCGACGGTAACGACATCGGCGACGTCGCGCACCTGCTGCACCTGTCCGAGAACACGATCAAGTCGCATGCGGCGCGGATCTACGTGAAGCTCGGCGCCCGCAACCAGGCCCACGCTGTGGCGCTCGCGTTCCACGGCCGGCTGCTGAAGCCGCGGCCAGATGCGAAGCCCCTTCCGCCGCCGGTGCCGACGCTGCACGCGCGGACGGTGCTGGTGTCGGTGGATCTGCTGACCGAGATGCTGGCGGTGGCGTTCGCTGCAGCCGAGGGCCGGGGTGGTCCTGCGATGCGTCGGCAGGCTGGGCGTGTGGTGGCCACGGCCAGGGCGCTGAAGGTGGGCCCGCCGGCGAGCCGGGAGCGTGCGGCGTGAAGCGCGCGTCTCGCCGGGAGTCTCGTCAGGAGCATGGCTGGGACCGCAGCCCCGGCTGGATCCGCAGCGGCATAGGTACCGCTGTGCTGGTGGGCGGGTTCTTCGCGGTGGCGACGCTGCCGTTCGGCTACGTGCTGGCGCACGTGTCGGACCTTATCGGCACCGTGTTCGGAGTCCGGCAGTGACGCTTCTCGTCGCCAGTGACGCCCTGAGCGCCCCGCAGAGCCTCCGGCGTCCCGTTACGGGCAACGGAACCACCGGTCTGCGACAGCGCACACTGCGAAGCCAGGAATTGGCATCCGCAGCCAAGGCGCCCGAGAAGACTCGACCGGTTCGGTTGTCCGTCAGCGTCCACCACCCGGCCTGCGGGGCGTACTGGACCGGCGCCCGCACCACGCACTGCGCTGCCTGCCACCTCACAACCAGCGGCATTCACGCATTCGACGCGCACCAGCGAGTCACGGACGGGATCCTGCGCTGCTTGCCGCCGGATGTCGCGGGTTTGGTGCCGTCCGTCCGGCCGTGGGGCGTGCTGTGGACGCTGCCCGTTCAGGACTCGGCGCCGTGGATCACCACGGAAACCACCACCGAAAGAAAGAGCAGATCATGAGCGAGATCCGCAACACCACCGCCGATATGAACGCCCCCGACAGCACCGACAGGCTGCTGCTTATCCTGGCCGGCGCGGGCGGCGAAACCAGCCGTTTCATTGAGAATCAGGAACACGTCGGCCAGCAACAACTTGTTCGTTCTGAGCTACTGCCCACCGACACGCACAACAACGACGCCGGCTTCGAGAGCGTTGGCTTCACCTTCGGCAAGCCCCTGGCCGACGACCCGATGTTCCGTCCGGCCACACTCCCAGACGGATGGGCCAAACAGGGCAGCGACCACGACATGTGGTCATACGTCGTTGACCAGCTTGGACGACGTCGCGCCGCGGTCTTTTACAAGGCTGCGTTCTATGACCGCAGCGCCCACATGCACCTCGTGGACATCGGCGAGTACGTGCACTGCCACCTCGGAGGCTACGGCGGATTCGAGCAGCTCATCACCGACGACAACTGGGCCACACCCGAGGCGATTGCTGCGGCTGCACTGAAGGAAGCCGCGCACCATCAGGAGGAAATCGAGCGGTATACCGAGTGGTTGGAAGACGAGCGCTACGGCCGTGCCGACTTTGCCAGGAAGTACCTGCCCGCAGAGGTCGAGCGACACGCCGCGAGCATTGCGCTTGCGGAGCGGTTTGCCGGCGGTACTAAATGACCACCCTCTACCGCTGCCCGCTCTCCACGTGCCCGTGGTTTACGGAGTACGTGGCAAGTGCCACAGCACCTGAATGCCCGGCCAGCATCCTGTCCTGGAGCGCTGTGGCCTGGGCTTCCATGTCCGACCGCGCCGGCCGTCTGCTGTCCGTCGTGCAGGTAATCGACGCGCATCTGTCAACTCATTCGCCGGTCGAGTGGATGACGGAACTGCGGCGCGTTCAGGCCCGTGCGGAGGACGCCGAGACCGAACTCGACCAGACCCTCGCCGCGCTGAAGACCGCGAAGTCCTTTGCCGCCGCGACCGACGCGCTCACGAGCATGCGGATGCCGACGCGGGCCGAGTTCGAGGACGTGAAGGCGGCGTTCGCCAGCGTGATTAACCCACAAGAGGCAGCGGCGTGGCCATCAGACGCGTGATCGTCCTGTCCTGCGACGAGTGCGGCGCGCAACC